AAGTTTTAAAAAGTTATAGCATAGTAATATATTAGTTATAATTTAAATAACCTGAAACGAAGCATGGAAAATACGTCAAAATTCGAAGTTTTAGTTATAGGTACTAATGCTCGAGTATTTGATGAAATGGATACTATTAATAGGTCTGATTTTGACTGTGTTATTGGTGTTAATATGGCATCGCTTATATTTCACCCTGTAGACGTATTATGTACGTTACACCCTGAATTTTTTCAGCATTATAAAATGCCTGGACTTAGGATGGTGTCACAAAGAGATTGTGGAGGTGTTGTTGATGAAATATTTTCTCACAAATGGGACGAATACGAGCATAAAACGTCTGGAACGTCCGGTTTATACGCTGTTAAGTATGCATTGCAAAAGTTAAACGCTACCAAAGTAGTCCTAGCAGGTATAGGTTTGGATGACTGCGGACATATTTATAATGAAGTTATGTCGTTCACGGCTGACATTTTACAATATCAAAAAACTTGGGAAATAGTTTTACCTGAAATAAAAGGTAAAGTATTCAGTCTAGGTGGCTGGACTAAGGGACTATTAAATGGGTAGTTCATACGCAATTTGGTCTACGAAACCTACGAATTTCGCTAAGAAAGTAGGTCCAAGAGCTTATTCTAAAGCCAAAAAATTAGCTATAGATATGTTTACATACGTTGTAAACCATTCACCTGTTGAATCAGGTAGTTATAGAGCATCTTGGAATTTAAGTTTTGATAGAACTAGATCTAAATTTATCGATAATAGAGGTAATTCAAATGTATTGCCTCCACCGACGATTCCTAAGATACCTGACAAATTTACGAAACTTTATGTAACTAATGGCGCGCCTTACGCAGAAGCGTTAGAAAATGGGTGGTCTCAACAGGCTCCTTTAGGTATATTACGACAAGCTAAATTATACGTGAAATGACTGAATTAGAATTCATGGATTTTGCCACAGCTGAATTATCAGATAATTGGAATAAATGTCCGATTGAATATGATAATATGCGAATTGTCACAGATGGCTTAGATGCTTGGTTACGATTTAGTATAAAACCAGTTCGTAATACTCGTTATGGTTTTAACGAGTCAACACTTCATAAAGGTTTGATAAATATTCAAGTATTCACTGTATTGCGTACAGGTCAACGTAAAGCTATGGAGTATGCCACGGAATTAGCCGAAATATTTAACTGTAAAACCAAAAATGGCGTTGTATTTTCTGCTACGGATCTTGTGGTCGTAGGCGAGGGTATTACACCAAACTTAACAACTGTAAAAACAGGGTGGTATCAGATTAACTGTATCACTGAATATACATTTTTTCAAAATGCTTAATAAAGTTGATATAGACACAGACGCTATGGTTAATGGAGTCTGGACATATTTAAAGTGTTCAGAATTTAAAATTGCCAGCGTCCACTCTAGATTGTTTGTTAAGATTTTAATGAATTTAAAAGCAGAAGATAATTATACGCCAGAACAGTTTATCGATGTATTATCTAAACACATATTACTGTCTTGGAAAAAAGTTTATGATTATGATGATCGGCTCGTAGAATATTCTACTGAAAATGCAAAAATTGCTTTAACAAATAGCCCGGAATTATTTGTCTTTGTTACAGAGTTTTCAGCAGATTTGTCAAATTATTTAGAGGTTCGAAATGTCCACTAATGCTAACACTTTATACGTATCAATAGATGCTTCTGGAGTGCAGGCTGGTGCGTCAGTCACTATAAATCTCATTAATCAGATGATGAATGCTACGGACAGCTTTAATAACTCCGTACAAAACGCTGGTAATAGTATGACGAATATGGGCAATAAAACAGCCCAATCCGCGTCTAAAATGTCAAGATTCATCCAAGGATTATCAGACGATTTTGGCAAAATGGGTTCAATGCTTGCATTGATTCAGCCAGTGCAAATGTTTAAATCGTTTGCAAAAGAAATTGCTGACGTAAACCAAACTTATACTGGATTTGTAGCTACTATGGCCGCCGCAACAAATGACGTATATAGCGCAGGAAAAGCGTATGAATACGTTAAAGACGTTGCAAATATGTATGGTACTAATCTTGAACAGTTACTTGAAAATTACGCTAAACTTAAAGGTGCTACAAGTACCATATTAGATACCAAACAAATTGATGCTTTGTTTGAATCAATTACAGCAGTTGCATCGGTTATGCATTTACCTGTAGAAACGGTAAATCGAATGTTTCAAGCGATCACGCAAGTTGCGAGTAAAGGTCAGCTAATGATGGAGGAATTGAAACTCCAGTTAGGTGAACACTTGCCTGGCGCATTGGCTATTGCAGCAGAATCCATGGGTATGACCGTTAAAGAGTTAGTGGCCGCAATGAAAAAGGGTGAAGTATCCGCTGATCACTTTTTATCAGCGTTTCCTGCTGAATTGGCTAAACGTTTTGGCTCTGCGGCGGATTTAGCATCTAAAAGTTTAAACTCTGTAATTTCAAGGTTTAATACTGCTGTTTTTGACATATTTAAAGAAATGTCAACTAATAGCATTGCTTTGGGTTTTTCTGAAGTTATTTCTTCTGTCACAGATTTAATCACGAATTCTAATGAAACCTTTGTTAAATTTAGTGACATAATTGGAAACATAGCTTTAAAATTTGCTGAATTTATTAGACACATTACTCCAAAAGATTTAGAAGATTTTGCTGCAGTCGTCATTGAAACTACAACAGCTTTAGGTTGGATGGCTGGTAAAATCATCGAGCTTATAAAGTGGATGAAGGATAATAAAGAAACCGTTTTAGACATTGTCGTAGCTTATGCAACGCTTAAATACGGCGTACTTGGTTTGATACCAGCTTTAACTGCGTTACAGGCTGAAATGTTAGCAACAGCTGGCGCATCAACAATTATGACTAAGGCGTTAGGCGCTATCGCGTTAGTATTAGCCTCAGTTTTAATAGCCGTAACAGGATTTAAAATTGGTGAAATATTATATGATCAGTTTGAGATAGTTAGAAAAGCCGCGTTTTCTTTTATCGTTGGATTCGAAATGTTGCCGAATGTCGTTGAAACTTCGATGAACGCGATAGTTGCAAATATGAAGTCTGCTGCCAACGAACTGGCTGGATTTAAACTGTTTGACGTGGATAGTCAACCTGCAAAACAGTTATCAGACGTATTAGCTGAACAAATAACCATATTTGATAAAAACGTCAATAATATGGAAAAATTATTTCAAGCTGGTAAACATGGCAGACAAAAAGAAGAATTAAAAAGTGTTTTAGAGAGTTTAGGATTAGGTAAAGCTGCAGAAGAAACACAAGTTTTACGTGAACGTTTAGCTAATTTGACCGCTGAAGGTAAAAAAGCTGCTGATTCTATAAACAGTATCGGAGGTTCTAAATCTGGAGCTGGAAAATTCGGTTCCGGTGAATCATCTGTATTGCCTCAAGTTAGACGAAAAATTTCTGAAGCTGTTAAAGAATATAGACAATTTTCTGAAGAATTAAAAACTCTTAGAGAATACGATCAAATTTCAGCTTTACAGTCGTTTCAAGCTCAGGAGCAAGCTTTACGTCTATATACGGATAAAGCAAAAGAATTAATCGAATATGAATTAGGTGTTACAAAAAATCCTAAAGATAGAGAACGGTTAAATCATGAAATAGTTAAGCTCGAACAAGATCATCAAATACAGCTGACTAAAATCGCTAGAGAAGGTTGGAAAGAACGAATAAAAATAACTGACGCACTGCGACAAGCTGAAATTGAAGGTCGCACTCGTCCTGAATCTCCACAAGAAGAATTTCTAACAAATTGGGCCAAAAATCAAGGAAAAATCGCAGCTCAGTTAAGAGATTTAGGTGGCGCAGAAAATGAAGCAATGGCTGATAGGTTTGTTGATGCGATGCGTGGCAAATTAGAACAAATTAATATGGCTGAAAAAATATCTTTTGCTTCGTTCTTCGCTACTGATGACGAAAAATTCTTCTTAGAAGTAGAATCTAAAGCTCGAGATTTTAAACAGATGATTTTGGCTGCTACGAGCTTATCAGAAGAAGAAAAGAAACAAATGATTGGCGAAGCGGCATTTCGTGAAATGATAACTATCCAAGATCGTGTTTTAGAACAAAATGCCAAGGTTGCTAGTTCAATGTCTAGTATGTTTAACTCTATGGCTGATTTTGCAGGTAATGCCGCAGGCAAATCCTCAGCTGCATATAAGACATTATTCGCAATTAGTAAAGCTTTTGCTTTGGCTGATGCCGGACTTAAACTGCAGCAAGCGATTATGAATGCCTCTGTAGGAGCGCCTTTTCCTGCAAATTTAGCAAGTATGGCGGCTGTGGCTGCGGCCTTGGGCTCAGTCGTTAGTCAAATTTCGAGCATTACATTTTCAGGTGCATTTGATAAAGGCGGCAATATTCCTGCGGGTAGTTGGGGAATTGTTGGAGAAAAAGGGCCTGAAATTGTAGCAGGCCCTGCAAATGTTACAAGTAGAAAAGATACTGCTGCACTCATACAAAGTGCTGCGTCTTCGAACTCAGGTCCTAATATTTCGATTGAAAATATTAATGTATCTGTTAAAGAAAAAGACGGTCAATCATCCGCGGATCAAGCTAAACAGATTGGCGTAGCTATCGAACAACAGTTGAGATCTTTAATTTTAGATGAATTGCGAACTCAGCAGAGACCCGGAAATATGTTTAACAGAAACTCAACTCCGAACGTATTTGCATAATGGCTAATTTACCTTTGACATCTCGTTTAACTCAAGAATCTAGACGAACTCGAAAATATAGAACGTTGAACGCTCAATTTGGCGACGGCTATAGTCAACGAGCAGCAGACGGGTTGAATAGCATAGTGGATTCATGGCAAATTATGTATTCGACTGTTACAGCGACTGAGGCAAATACGATACGAGCTTTTTGCGATTCTGTGGGTAATTGGGACTTTTTTACTTGGACTGCGCCAGGCGACGCGTCATCGAAAAAATGGCGAATATCATCAGACGTGCAAGAATCATCTGTGTCTGGCAATTTATTTTCTATTTCGTTTGAAATAGAACAAGTATTTGACTTATGAGCGACTTACAAGAAGAAATTCTACAACCTACACTTAGCGCGTTTATCGAGTTGTTTACACTTGATACTACAGTTATTGGTGGATCTACGATATTTCGATATGTACCAATGGTCCAAGCTAATGGCTCAATTGTCAAATGGCAAGGTCAGGATTATTTACCGTTTCCGATAGATGCTCAAGGTTTTCACTCAAGCTCTGACGGCAGTTCACCTGCAAAACCGAAATTATCTGTATCGAATGTATCTGGATTTTTAATGGCTTCGATCTTGGAACTAGGTGATTTGGTCGGAGCTAAAATAATTCGCTGCAGAACGTTTAGCAGATTTTTAGATAACGGTCCTGAACCAGACCCAAATGCTCATTTACCATATGATATATTTTTAATTGACCAAAAAACAAACCACACTAAAACCGTAATTGAGTGGTCGCTAATATCGATGGTGGATAGACCTGATATTGCGTTACCGTTACGACGAGTTTTAAAGGACCAAACTTCGAATAACCTGTATGCGCCAGGTGTAGGAAGGAATAAATACTGATGGACATTTTAAATATTCAGCAGATGAATGAGTATTTTATGGCCGTTTGGCCTGAAGAAGGTTGCGGATTTTTAGTTGATAATATGTTTTTATCAATGCCAAACATCGCTGAAAACCCTCAAACAGATTTTAAAATTTCAGGCATCGAATTTGTAAAGCATAATGTTCAAGCTGTTATTCATTCTCATGTCGTATCAAAAACTTTTCCAAAAGACGAATTTGGTCGTACATACGATTTTAGAACGCCATCGATGAATGACATGAAATGTCAAATCGATACAAACGTACCATGGGCCATAGTTGCTACAGATGGAGAAAATGTAAACGAACCTATATGGTTTGGAAAAGATCAACCTGATGATTTGTATGGTCGACCTTTTATTCATAATGTGTATGACTGTTACGAAGCCATCAGAGATTGGTATAAATTAAATTCAAACGTTAGAATGGCTAGTTATCCTAGACCTTTATTCTGGGCCGAATACGATCAAAATCTGTATGAAAATAATTATAAGCGAGAAGGTTTTGTAAAAATCGAAAAAGGTAACGAGCAATATGGCGACATGGTTTATTTTAAAATTCGAA